GGGGAGAGGTTCGCTGCCATACTTCCTATGGCGGGAATGCTGCCCAATTCGTCGCTGTTATCAATGCGATGCACAGGATGCTCGAACCAGAAGTTTACCGGCTCTATATTGGCAAATTCACGGAGATTGGATTCCAGTCGCCAAGCCGTAGCGTGACCGTCACGCAGGTTGTTCTTGATGTCTTCCGTGAGTTCCAACTGGATCATGTCAAGCTGGGCATCGGGGTCGCGGGCAAATACGCCAGAGCCGGAAGCCCTGTCCATCACCCGCTTGTTTCCCTGTGCTCCCTTGCTATGGTGATGGCAGTAAATCGCAGAACAGCCGGTTTCCGTGCAAATCTTATCAAACTGGTTGCAGAACTGCCCCATTTCGGATGCGTTGTTTTCATCCCCCGTGATGACCTTGTAGATGGGGTCGATGACGATGGCATCAAAGTGCTGGTCACGTACACGGCGGACGAGTTTCGGCACAAGCTGGTCAAGGGGAACAGCGTGTCCGCGCAAGTTCCAGATGACGATATTCGCCGATTTGTTCATGGGCAAATGGAGCGCATCGTAGATTTTGAGGAAGCGAGTGATGCAGCTTGCCGGATCGATTTCGAGATTGACATAGAGCACCCGCCCTTGGCGACAAGCGAACCCCAGCCACGGAATTCCCTCAGCGATGGAGACGCAAAGTTCCATCAGGAGAAAGGACTTTCCCGCCTTGGACGATCCGGAAATAATCATCTTGTGGCCACGGCGCAGGATTCCCTTTATAATCTCCTCCGGCAGTTTCGGCGGATTATCCTTGTACTTGGCGAGAGATTCCAATGGAGGCAGTTCATCTGTCACTCCTTCCACGAAGTCCATCCACTCCGTCCATGACTTCCTGCCAATGTTCGTTGCTGCGAGGTACTGGCGATTGCCGTTTCGAGTAAGCCCCGGCATTCTGGAAAGACGGGAGGGATTGCGGTTCTGCTTGTCGATGGGGACGCCCTGCTTTTCCATGAAGTCGTAGAGAAAAGCCACGCGCTTTCGGTATTCCTCATAGTCAGCGGCATCCACACGCACTATGGCATGAAGGCTCTTTCCTCCACTATGCACCAGAGCTGCAATCGGCAGTTCCAGCTTGCGGAAAAGAACATCCTGCTCGGCGATGGGAAGTGTGTCGGATTCCACCAAGGCATACTTGAATTTTGTGACGTTGTCGTTTTTCACGCCCTCACCATCCAGCGGATTGAACCGAATCCAACCGCCCACATCTGGTTTCCAGTCACCCACGGTTGCTCCGATGTCATCGGCGTGTTTCTTAAGGGATGCGATCAACTCCCCTGCCGTGCGGTCATACACGCCCTTACTGGGCAGCCACCTCCCCTCACCGTCCTGCCATACATCGCCCGTGACATAGCCCACTCGGTCAGCAGGATCAAACAGCAGGGAGAGATAGTCGATCAAGTCCTGCACGGGATTCCACGCATCGGGAGGGGCAAAGCCGTTGAAGCCGTCGTTGCCGTCATACTCAATGGTATCGTCCCATGCCATCGCTCCCTCAGCGCAGGGCATCCAGCCGCGCTCTTTTGCCAGCTGCACAATCGTTCCGCCCTTGACGGGAGTGGCCGTGCCGTTAAAGCCCTCCCACTTCTTTTCGCATTCACCAGGATGGTAACGAGGATCTCTCTGACTCCAATCGTCCCAAATTGAGCATGGATAACCTTCCTCCTTGAGTGCCATACCTACCGAGATCCATGTGGCGCGGTCAACCTCCGCAACGTTGATGTACTTCAAAGCCGACAAGATATTCTTGTCCATGAAAAATCACGTCCTTTCACGGTGTATATACGGACGGCGTTATCCCCTGGGGGACGCGCCAATGATTCATCGCCAAGCGGGAGATCAGGACACTGGCTGCATCGAACTGCCACGTGCCTACACGCCGAAAGCCGTAACGCTCCAAGCAGCGGATCTGTTTGGGGGTGGCGAGTCCTTCCTCCTGCCGCCGTTTCAGACGGTCGATGAGGAGCGAGGCAAGCCCGGCGTTTCCCACGGTGTCGGGCAGGATGCCGCGATTCTCAAGGAAAGCAAGCTGCTTTTCAGACGGCGGTCCCATTTCCCAAGGGAAGGTCGGTTCGTAGCTTGTGAGATCCTCAGCGGCGATGGAAAGCGCATACTGGATCGGATCTACCAGCTTTTTCTTCTTGCTCCGCATCGCGGCAAGCTCCCTCGCCAATGCTTCCTCCCGTTCACGCAGCACATCCCGCTCTGCTTCCTCTTCGGCTTCGAGAATGTCCACTTCTTCGTCATTTCGGAGGTTTTCATCCATCATTGCGGCGATGTTCGCGTCCTTGGCAATGAGAGCCGATGGTCTGCAGAGATCGTGACGCTCCGTCAGCCAGAGAAAGTCCAACAAAAGCAAGTTCTCCTTGCCCGGGAAGAGCCGCATGCCGCGTCCCACCATCTGCTGATAGAGGCTCCGCACTTTGGTGGGGCGCAAAATTACGATGCAGTCCACAGCGGGACAGTCCCAACCTTCTGTAAGGAGCATGGAGTTGCACAGCACGTCATACATGCCATTCTCGAACTCTGCAAGGATTTTCGAGCGATCATCGCTCATACCGTTGACTTCCGCAGCCCTCATGCCGACATCATTCAACATCTGGCAGAATTTCTGCGATGTAGCGATGAGCGGCAGGAACACCACGGTCTTTCTGCCCCTGCAGTAACGCACCATTTCGTTTGCGATCTGGTGAAGATACGGCTCCAACGCGCAGCCGATGTCCGCTGCGCTGTAATCCCCGCCGGAGATACCCGCCTTGCTGATATCCAGCTGCAGGGGAATCATCCGCGCCTTGACGGGAGAGAGATACCCTTCCCGGATGGCGCGGCTCATGGAGTACTCGTAAGCCTGTGAGTCAAAAAATGTGCCGAGCGTCTGCTTGTCTCCACGGTCGGGTGTTGCCGTTACGCCGAGGACATTGGCATCCGGAAAATGCGCGAGCACACGCTGATAGCTCTCCGAGAGTGCGTGGTGCGCCTCGTCCACGATGATGTCCTGAAAATAATCCTGCGGAAACATCGAAAGCCGCTTTTCTTGGCAAAGGGACTGCACCGATCCTACTGTCACGGAAAAGAAACTGCCGAGGCTGCGGTTCTCTCCCTGCTCAAATGCTGCATCAAGTCCCGTGAGCATCTTCAGCTTGTCAGCGGCTTGGCTGAGAAGCTCCCCACGATGCGCCATGATGAGGACACGATGATCTTTCTTTACTTGCTCCTGCGTAAGTGCGGAAAAAACGATGGTTTTGCCGCAGTTATGGGTAATGGTGAAATCCGACAGCAGATAACGGTTGTCTCCGTCCACGGTAAAGCCGTAGTATTCTCCGCAGCCTGCCGGCTCTGCATGAAAACCTGTCCGCAAAACAGATTTTTTCTGCTGACGCTTGTCGGCAATCTTCCGTTTCACACGGCAAGGGATGATGGAGCAATCTCCGCTGATGGAGATGCGGTAATACACGCCCTTAACGTCCCGATACCCCTTGATGCACGGCTTCACCGATGCCCGAAGACCTGCAGAACGGCAGAGAAACGCCACATCATCTGCCAGCCTTCTTGACTTTGAAATGTAATCGTAGCCTTTATAGGTGCAGTAACCATCGGTATCCAAGAGACCTGCGAGAATTTCAAGCCGATTCGCCAAATCGGTGTATTTATATGCGTCCGGCACAAACTTATCTCCGGCACGTCCTCCGTAGAGCCTTAAACGGCGTAATGCCTTGATCAGCCGATTGCTCCTGCGTCCCCTGTCAGAAACGAGGAAATACGTGGTGGCTTTTCCTGCCGGTTCTGTCCGAAGGCGCAGATTCCATACATCCGCTTGGCGTTCAATGACGTGCCTAATTTCCTTGTCCGGCGTCGTCACGCTGACACCGTGGACAATGCAGCCATCCCCGAGAATCACGCCGAGAAAATATGGGTCGATTTCCATTCGCGCATTTCTGTGGGCAGGGAACGATTGAATTGCCTCGGAGCGAATCAGCTTATGCAAATGCTTCTTGCTTTCTGACCAGCGAAGCCATTCGGCTACCGTCACATCCACCAATTCCCCAGCATGACGCTGAGAGGGATGTTGTGGATTTCTGCATTCCCTTGTGCGGATGAGCGTCAGTGTGTGATCTTTGGTGACGGTGAACGGCTCGCCCTTGATGGGGACAATCCGATACATCTCAGATTCCCCGCGATGGAGAAGCAGCACGTTGCGCGTCTTCCCATCTGCACCGAGGAGTTGGTCCCCTACCTGTACATCTTCCACCTTTTTGCTGCGGCCATCGGCGAGGAGAACTTTCTCTCCCTGGGCATGGCATCCCGTCGGCAGGACGAGGAGTGTCTTGCGACGCCCCTCGCTCCACTCGGACAGGATTGCCTGTTTCGCCTCGACCTGATACGGTCTAAGTTCCACTTGCTTGTCCTCCCATCAGAACGGAATGTCCGCTGCGCTGACGGGAATCCCGCCAAAGTCCGCAGAGTCCTCGACCGGAAAGAACTTTTCGTCATAATCGTAGAAGCGATCCACATCGTTGGTCTGTTTCTCGTTGCCGTCCCGGTCGGTATATTTGCGGGGCTTGAAGTGCGCCCGCCCCTTTGCTCCTTCGAGATTGTTCCAGTTCATCGCCAGCCGCTCGCCGTGCTTCTTTCTGCCGATGCAGCGAAAGAACGCTGAAATGCGCCACTCCACGAGGCGGTTCAAAATGAGGTCAGTACGAACGCTGGCGACGCCCTGTTTCGTTTCTACCTGCAGAGTAAGCGTAGCCTTGTTGCAGGCCTGCATCTTGGCGCTCCCCGGAAAACGCCCCCGCTCAAAAGCGGACACCACGAAGTTATAATCCCCTTCGGGTAGGAGAATGAATTCCTGACCATCGCTTTCGATGGTGTCAGTCCAATCCATACCCACGTTGTTGTTGACAAACTCTGCCATGATGTATTTCCTCCCTTAGCCTTTCGCCTTACGGTTTTGCTGAATGATGTCAAAAATCTGATCCCAGTAGCGGATGACGTAGCCGTACAAAAACTCGTCGGGATAGTCGTCAATCGGGGTCTCCACTGAGTATTTCCCACGGGCGGCGACCACCTGCCGCACCTCCTCCTCGGTGACGCCCTTCTCTTTCAAAATGCTGCGGAACACATCGGCAGCGCTTTCTTCCTCCGGCAGGTTCTGCTGCTGCGGTGCCGGTGCTTCCTGCTTTGTCGTTTGCGTGACGGTTGTGGCTGCCGGAGTCTTCCCCCGCGAGAAAATATGGGCGATGTGTTTGTAGTCCAGATCCAAGACCTCCGACAGCGGCACGCGGCTCTTCGCGTCCCATGCGGGATGGTGGGACGTGTACATGACACGCTTGCCGCCCTGTGCCTTCTGCGTGTTGTTCTCCGAGGTGACCACAAAGGTCTGGTAGTTACAAAAGAGCAAAATGTCGCACCATTCTTTAAGGAGCGGCGCTACCTGCTTGCTGAGTTTCATCTCCCAGCGGTCGTATGCCCCCATCTCGTCCGGCTGTTCAAACTTCCGCATCTTGGCGTGTGCCGTGACCACCACATGAACTCCAGAAGTCAGAACCATATCCAATGCGCCGAGAAGCCGCGAAAACTCCTCGCCCAAATAGGTATAGCCCTTGCCGTAGCCGAAAGACTCGATGGAGTTCTGCTTGTACTTTGTGCAGAGGTAGCTGACGATCAGCTGCTCTGCCCAATCGGCGGTATCCAGCACCAACGTCCTGCACACATCCTTGGTCGCTGCCACTTCCTTGAGCACGGAGATCATTTCCTCCCACGACTGCGGCTTCTCGATGCGGCGCACATCCATGTGTGCCGTGCCTCCCTCGGTGTCGATGAAGAGCGGATCTGGGAACTTGGCGGCAAGACCGGACTTTCCGATGCCCTCCGCCCCGTAGATGACCACCTTTTGGGCGCGGTCAATTTTCCCTTTGGTGATGTTCAGCATTGCGTA